GCATCTATAGCAGCACAACTAAAAGCAGCAGAAGCAGCCTTAGCAGCAGCAACAGCACAAGGAAACACATTAACAAGATTTAGAGCAAAAGAAGCAGCAGATTTAGCAGCATCTCAAGCAGCATCAGCACAAATGGATTATGATGAAAGATTTAGATTTAGATCATTTTCTGCACCTACTGCAGATCCACCACCATTTGGAGGTAACACAGATAAGCCATTAGAGATAAAACTAAAGATTGACGCATCAGGTGATCAACTATCTACTGCTCTTAGAAATAGCCTTTTGTTTTCTCAATCTAATGGTAGCCAAATAAACTTGCAGGCGGTTTAAAATGCCACAACCACTTTTAAGTCTTGGAGTAGAAATTGACTTTGCGAATGGAGCATCATTTGCATATCCTCTAATTTTAAATGATTTTGATTTTGGTATTTTAGATGTAAATACTTTAGGAGATGTACCTGCAGATATTGTAGATATCAGTGATATGGTTATGCAATGCTCTACTCGTAGAGGCCGTAACCGTATTCTTTCTAACTTTGAGGCTGGAACTGCGACGGTAGTGTTAAATGATCCCAATGCAGATTTTAATCCTCAGAACACAAATTCTCCATATTATGGAAAACTTTTTCCTTTACGCAAGATAAGAATATATGCGAACACAGAACTTTCTGGAGTTCCTATTAAAGTTTTTATATTTTCAGGATATATAACTACCTTTGATACAGGATTTTATCAAGGAACAAATGCAACAACAACTGTCACCTTACAATGTGTTGATGGATTCCGTCTTCTAAATAATGTGGCTATAGACTCTGTCCCTCTTGGTGTTGCTAATCAGTTATCTGGAACAAGAATAAACACTTTGCTTGATACCGCATCATTTCCAAGTTCATTAAGAAGTATTGATTCTGGACAATCTACTATGCAGGCAGATCAAGGCGGAAATAGACAACTATTGCAGGCAATTCAATTAATTGAACAATCAGAGTTTGGTGCTTTCTTTATGGATAGAGAAGGCCAGGCTAAATTTCTTGATAGAAATACTGTATCAATAAAGTCAAACGATTTTCCTATTCAATACTCTGATATTGGCACTGGACAAGGATTTTCAATGATTGATCTTGCATATGATGATCAAAATATTATAAACAGAATTACTGTATCAGCAGCCAACGGAATTGGAACTGCAACTGTTTTTGATCAAGAAAGCATTGATAGATTTTATATTAAATCAGGATTAAGATCAGACCTTCTTTTCAATACTCCATCAGATGCTCTTAATCAAGCCCAGACCATTTTAGCAGCCAGAAAAGATGCTAAGGTGCGAATTGATTCCATGATTTTAAATCTAAAAGGCATTGAGTCTGAATTAGATTTAATTATTGATTTGGGCTTAGATATTTATACCCTTATCAAAGTTACAAAAGAAATGCCAGATAATTCTACAGTAGAGAGCGAATTATTCGTTCAGGGTGTAACTCACGACATAAATATCAACACTTGGGTTACAAAAGTCTTTACTGCAGAGCCACTTATTCAGGCCTTCATTTTAGATGGAGGACCTGAGCAAGACCCTAATGCACAAGGCGTCCTTGCTGAAATGAGTCCAATTCCAAATACAAATGCACTATCATACTAAAGGAGAAATACAATGCCAATTGGTCCTAACTTAGGGTACAAACTCTTCTCAACAGGAGCAGTTTTAACTGCAAGCCAAGTTCAACATAACATGGCGAACCAGTCAATTATGTTTTACGCATCTGCAGCAACAAGAAATGCAGACACAGCACTAACTGCTGCCCTCACAGAAGGAATGTTCTGCTACCTTGCAGATACTGACGGCTTTGAGTTTTACAACGGCGCAGCATGGATACCAATAGTATCTGGTGGTGGAGACCTCACTGCTATAACTGCTGGTGCTGGAATCACCGTTACAAACGGAACTGGTCCCGTTCCAACAGTTGCTTTGTCTACTAATCCAACATTAACATCACCAAAGGAAAAAGTTCAAGTTGTTGCAACTCCTGGAGCAACAGGTACTGTGGTTATTGAGACTCAGACAGCATCTGTTGAACTTCTAGAGACTGCTGCGTCAGCCAACTGGACAACAAATGTTACTGGAAGTGTTTCACCTGCAGTAACCCTTAACTCCACAATGGCAGTTGGAGAACAAATCTCTGCTGTACTTCTTAATACAAATGGTGCTACACCATACTACCCAACAGCATTTCAAATTGATGGATCACCAGTAACTCCTAAGTGGCTAGGTGGAACAGCACCTTCATCAGGAAATGCAAACTCAGTAGATGCGTATGTCTATACAATTATAAAGACAGCAGCAACACCATCATATACAGTTTTAGCATCACAAAATAGATTTGCTTAATATTTAACTAAGGAGAACCGTGAGTCCATTATTTAGGAATCCAAGTGGCATAGGAGTGTTCCTTCGTGCTGCCGTTCCACCTCCACCACCTCCACCTCCTCCTCCTCCTCCACCTCCACCACCTCCTCCTCCACCACCTCCACCACCTCCTCCTCCACCACCTCCTCCTCCACCACCTCCTCCTCCACCTCCTCCACCTCCTCCACCTCCTCCACCACCACCTGGCGCAACATACTATTGGTGCTGTTCAAATGGTACAACCGTATACAATGACTTCTTTGCAAGTGCAGGTGCAGCAGCAACAGGTTCTGCTAACTTCTGTTCATCAATTGGAGAAGAAGTATCTGCTGGACCAACAACATCAAGTGGTCTAAACTGCCCAATCTAAAATATAAAAAGTAGCAGCCTATGTTCAGGGCATAGGTTCAGAGCATAGGCTGCTATAATAAAAAAGGAAGATAATGATAAAAGACGAAGACATAATCAGAAATCCAGAAGAAGTTGCGGCAAACACTCCTGCTGGAGAAAAGTATACTCTTGAGTATCTTTTATTTATTGAGAATAACAATCTGCCAATTTACGAAGCAGATATTTTAAAAGTAATTTCTGTAACTTATGAGTTTAAGTCTTTACTCAAGGAATCTGATACAATAGAGTGTGTAAACGATGACTGCTCTGTAGTTAGGTTTTTAGATAAAAATGGTAATGAATTAGAAACTTTATCAACAACAGCAGAGTTTGGATATTTACTTTCAAGCAATGCAAGAAGGAAATACATTAAAGGCAAAGGTCCATGCAATGCTTCTCAGCCTTGTAATGGCTAAATAACAAAAGGGGGTAAAAATGGGGAACGATCCATGGGAACAGTATAAGGAAAAATATGGTGTCACAATATTTGATGCCTTTGATCCCAATGTTGCAAGGGCTGATGAAAAAGTAGCGGAAGAAAGATTAAGTATCTGTGCATCTTGTCCAGAACTAATTAAACTAACAAAACAATGCAAGAAGTGTGGATGCTTTATGTCTATAAAAGCAAGGTTAGAAGAAGCAAAATGTCCGTTAGGTAAGTGGTAATATGGCTTACAGTCCTCTTCAACAATGGTTTAAAAATCAACTAAAACTTATTGAGATAGAGGTATATTCTTACTGCAATAGAAAATGTTGGTTTTGTCCTAACGCTTTTATAGATAGACACTCTGATAATAATCTTATGCCAGAAGAAATGTATCTTTCTATCCTTAATCAGTTGGCAGAAATAGATTACGACAAAGAGATTACCTATAGTAGATACAATGAGCCTTTAGCCTATAGAGAGATCATCCTAAAGCGTATCTCTCAAGCCAGAGAAATCTTGCCAAAGGCCAAACTTAGAACTAACACAAATGGTGACTATGTTACTCTTGACTACATATACGCTCTAAGAGAAGCAGGGCTTAATGAGTTGTTTATTCAACAATACCTGGCAAATAACGAGCAATACGACCATGCCAAGATGAAGAGGCGTATGAAGCAAAAGATTAAAGGACTTGGCGTTGACTATGTGGTTATTTCTGACATAGACAATCAAAGAATTGAATATGATTTAATCATAGAAGGCATAATCGTACACCTAAGAGCAAGAAACTTTGCTGTAGAAGGAACTGCAAGAACTGAAAAAGTTGCGGGATTTAATGAAGAATATGTAAGAACAAAAGCATGTATACAACCATTTAAGAATATGTACATTGATTATAATGGTAGCGTAATGGTATGCTGCAACACAAGATCAGATGTGCCTGAACACAAAGATGGAATCATGGCTCATGTAAATGATGCTCCATTATGGGAAATCTATAGAAATGAAAAGTATAAGCCATGGAGAGATCACCTTGAGAACGATGGTCCTAAATCTGGTATTTGTTCAGGATGCAAGATAGACTTAAAGGTAGAGGAATTCTAAATGAATAAACGACCATGGAACTATAACAATCTATATCAAATGTGTGATCCTGGAGAAGAATATCCAAATTACAGTTCACTGTCATATGTAAAAACCTCTGGATCTCCAATCTACTCATTTAAAGATTTTTATTACGGAGAAGATGGGCCAGAAACTTATTTAAAAGGCAAATGGTTTCTTATGATAAAAGGCTATCACTATCATCATTTTTTAAAAGAGATGCTTGCTGCGTTTCTATATTACAAAAATAATATTGATGACTCAATAAATGTATTATGGATAGACAATGGCCCTTCTTATAATCAAACAGGGCACAAGATGGATTTAGTTAATTCTGAAGTAAAAGAATTATTATCTCATGACAATAAAATAAAAACACTGTCAGTTGAAGAAATAAAAGAAGGCAAATTAAATGTTGATGAACTAATTGTTTATGCAGTAGGAACAAGATTTTTAAACAGGATTACAGATTTTTTAAAATACTATGTGTTTGGAAATACATCATATTATCATTTCCCAGAAGGCAATCAAGAATTAAGAAAGTTTTTTAGTCCATATATGATTGAGGATAACTCAAAACCTAAAGACATTTTTATTACACGAAGAGAAGCCTCTGACGCTTTAAAACAACAAAATATCTTAGAGCACGAACCATTCTTTAAAAATAGATATGATGAACCTGAGTTTATACAGGCTTTAGAAGATTATTTTTCTGATAACGGATACTCAATAGTATCTTTGTCTGGAATGTCCATATTTGAGCAGATTTCTTATTTTTACAACGCAGAAAAAATAGCAGGAAGTCCAGGAACAAATCTCTGTAATGTAATATTTTCTAAGCCAGATGTTACTCTAACCCAAGTTATTAATTACAAAGACTATGAATATCCTTGGAATAAAGAGTTTGATAGCGTCATATCTCCAAAATATCAGTATATTGATGTTGTAGGAATGAAAGGTTATGCAGAGGTTATGGAAAAACTAAAAGAATCAGGGGTAAAATAAATGTACAATGGAATAACAGTAGACGGCTTTTTGACAAAAGAGCAAGCGTCGTATATAATAGAACAAGCGATTAGTTCAGATCTCTGGGAGGAATCCGAGGACAGGTTCTGGACTAATCGTCTTATTAATTGTGAGAATATAAAACATTACGATCCTGAAGTAGCAAGATTGATGAGAGATGCTAATCGTAGATGCAAAGAAGTACTGAAAGATAAGTACGGATTAGATCTTGAATCAGATACTCTGCAAATTGTCAGATGGTTTCCAGGAATGGAACAGCCATTACATGCAGATGATATGACCAATACTGAACACAGAGGATTTGAGCACAGATTATTTGGCTCCATAATTTACCTCAATGATAATTATCAAGGTGGCAAAACATACTACGGTAACTTTGATATTGAGATTACTCCACAAGCAGGAACATTAGCAATACATCCAGGAGATGTAGAACATTTGCATGGAGTAACAAAGATAGAAGATGGAACAAGATATACAATCGCTCAGTTTTGGTCTAAAGCATGACTTATATGAACGATCCTGGATATGAAGTTCCAGATAATCATATATTAGTTGTTCCGCATTCTTTAGATATTCCAGAGCATGGTTATTACAATGAAATAATAACTCCACTTGTTGGTAAGGTTAAAAGAGACTGGTTTACTGATCATTTTTATTACTGCCTGCCATTAAATATAGGAAATCAATATGGCTTTGTTATTAATTCTTTAATTGACTTTGAGGCATTTTGGCCAGGTGGAGAAGAACCAGCACAAATTACAATATTAAATGAAGATAACAAAGGTCGTCAAATTATAAAAGATGCCTTCCATAACGGCATTATAACAATTCAAAATATGTTTGCCCTTAAGACTCCTCCAGGGATTAATTTGATGACAATCCAGCCACCAAATATGTTTATTCCTACATGTGTGGCTATGACTGGAGTAATTGAAACAGACAACATTCGTAGAGATTTTACCTTTAACCTTAAAATGACGCTTAAGAATCATAAGGTTAAAGTAAGTAAGGGTGATCCTTTAGGAGCATTTATTCCTATCCCACGCAATTTTGTGGAAAACTTTAATGTTCTTCCTGCTACTGATATTTTTGATAAAGAGATAGTTGAAAGAGATGCCAAAGAATCTCAAGTTCTTGGGATTGAAAGAAGAACAAGGGATAAAGAAAAGCCTCACGGTTCTGGAAGAAGATACTTTAAGGGCTATCACACAAACGATACACAATATACAAATCATCAAAAAAAAATAACATAAGGAGTAACACATGAGCATAGAGCAGTGGGCAGGCTTTATTGTATCTGCAATCACAATAGCAGTTGCATTTGTAGGATCAGTTAGATGGTTAGTTAAGCACTACCTTTCTGAGTTAGTCCCAAATTCTGGAAAAAGCATGAAAGACCAGATCACCAGACTTGAGGGAAGAGTAGACGAAATAATGTTGCTTCTTATAGAGTCCAATAAGCCAAGGAAAATCAAAAAGACAAGAGATGATCTCTAATGACTAAATCTCAAAACGGTTGGCCTGCATCTAAGGATGAGAAGGAAATAGGCATAAAGGTCTTTAAAGTCAAAGGCACTGATAGAAAAATGAGACTACAGAAAGACGCAGGAGTAATCTTGACTGCTTTTGCTGCTGAGTTTCACGCTCAAGTAGAGCCTATTGACACTGGAGTGTTTGATGATTGGGCATACGCCTATAGAGATGTTAGAGGTAGTGATTCTGTTTTGAGCAATCACTCATCAGGTACAGCCATAGACCTAAATGCCACCAAGCATCCACTACATT